CTGCTGTATCTTCAGCTAATGCAGATGCTAATGGTTTTGGAGCATTTGAATATGCTGTACCTTCAGGATATTATGCGTTATGTACTAAAAATATAAAGGAGTTTGGATAATGGCTTATATAACTTTTCAACCATCAGATCATTTTGCAGCAATTAAATATACAGGAACTGGATCATCAAACGCTATAACAGGCGTTGGACACCAACCTGATTTTTTATGGATTAAAACAGCAAATGGTGCAGAACATCATATTTTAATTGATGCAGTTAGAGGACTAGATAAACAAATATATTCAAGTCACTCTTCATCACAAGATACAAATGCTCAATCAGTAACAGCTGTTGGTGCCGATGGATTTACTGTAGGCACAAATGCACAAACTAACGCTAACGGTAGTATTTTTATTGCTCAAACATGGAAAGCTGGTGGTGGAGCAGGAAGCTCTAATACAGATGGAACAATAAACACAATATCTACTTCTGTTAATACAACAGCAGGAATCAGTATATCTACTTACACAGGTAACGCTACACAAGGAGCAACATTAGGACATGGTTTAGGTGTTGCACCAAAAGCGATTATAATTAAGTCTTATACAAACGCTGAAGCATGGGTAGTCGGTCAAGACAAAATGAATTCAACAAATGCTTGGGATTACTATATGAATCTTAATTCAACTGCCGCAAGAGGACAAAATAATAATAGGTTTGGTAATGTTTATCCAACAAATCAAGTATTCACATTAGGTAATGAAGATCAAGTTAATAGTTCAAGCAAGTCTTATGTGGCTTACTGTTTTGCAGAAAAAAAAGGATTTTCAAAATTTGGAACATACCAAGGAAACGGAAATGCAGACGGTGTGTTCGTCTATACAGGTTTTAAACCAGCATGGTTAATGACTAAGTATGCTCATAGTGGTGGAACTGGAAGTTGGTTAATGTATAACGCAGGACTTAATCCAACAAACAAAAGTCAATTTTTTCATCATGAAGCAAATACTACTGCTTCTTGGGTAGATAACACTGACAGAGTAGATTTTTTATCTAATGGTTTTAAATTTAGAGATAGTACAAATTCAGATAGTAATACAAGTGGTGGATACTATGTTTATATGGCATTTGCAGAGGAACCTTTAGTATCATCAAATAATATACCAGCGACGGCAAGATAATTATGAGTGAAGTAAAAGTAAATAAAGTAAGTCCACGATCGGGAACAGGAGTTCAGCTAGGAGATTCTGGCGATACAATAACTGTACCTAGTGGTGCAAACATTGCTCTACCAAACACTTCTGTTGCAAATGCAGCATTACAAGGATCAGGACAAATTACAATTAACGGTTCAGCAGTAGCTCTAGGTGGATCTATTACTTTAACTACAGAATCAAGACCAGCTTTTACTTCTATTACACCATCTACAATTGAAAACACACAAACAACTTGTGTTATAGCTGGTAGTGGTTTCGTATCTGTGCCTTTAGTTACAGCGATTAATTCATCTACAGGGGCTAGAGTGGCCGCTGATGAAGTTGCTTTTAACTCAGCAGCGCAAATTACAGTGAAATTTACATTGCCTATTGATGGCACATACCTTTTATATATTGAGAACCCAGATGGTAATGCAGTTCAAACGTCTGCTGTGTTAACAGTCTCAGACGCTCCAGCTTGGCAAACAGCAGCAGGGTCATTAGGATCATTTCCAGCAGGATCAAGCTTTGGTACAATAACATTAACCGCAACTGATTCAGTTTCTATGGCAAAAGTATCAGGTACTTTTCCAGGTGGTATGACTTTAAATAGTGGTTCAGGATCGTCTACATTAACTGGTACAGAATCAGGGGCTACGGCTGAAACACAGTATTCTTTCACGATTAGAGCAACGGATGCACAAGGTCAAACGGCTGATAGAGCATTTACTATAACAATAACAGTTGGTATAAATGAGTCAGGAGGATTCCATTAATGGCTAATATTAATAAGGCACAAGTAAACGGAACAAATAGAACAAAAAGCACAATATCTTTTTGGCTTAATAAACGTGTTACTGCTGATCAAAAAGTATTTTCATTTGTAAATGGTGGTGCTGAGTATTTAATGAAGTTTAAAAGTAATGACCAAATTAATATATATAGTTATGATGGAAGTTCTTATACTGGTCAAATAGAAACAAATAGAGTTTTTAGAGATACTGCAGCTTGGTATCATTTTGTTATACAAGTAGACACAACCGACAATACATCTTCAAATAGATTTAGATTTTATGTAAATGGAGACTTACAAGATAATTTACAAAATGAAACACAACCTTCTCAAGATGCAAATTTTGAATTATCAACATCAAGTCATCATTTATATATAGGTTCACAATCAGATGGTGGTGATGCTTTTGCTGGAAATTTAGCACACTTTCATTACACAGATGGATATTCTTATGCACCAACAGTATTTGGTGAAACAGATTCTACATCAGGAGTATGGGTTCCTAAAACTGCACCAAGTGTTACTTATGGAACAAATGGATTTTTCTTAAAGTTTGCTAACTCAGGTAATTTAGATTTAGATAGTAGTCCAAATAATTTAACATTTACTACATCTGGAACACTTACACAAAGACAAAGCTCACCTACAAATTTATATAATGCATTAAATTTCGCAGCTAGTCACGACAATGCAACAGGAATTTCTTTATCTAATTGTAATACATCTTTTAATTCAGGTAGTTCAGTTCAAAGAGGTTTGGCAGTTCCAAATATGGCTTTTAACAAAGGTAAATGGTATTTTGAATATAAAATAGGTCACACATGTGCTGCTGGATTTATTGGAGACACACATGAAATAGCTGAGAGAATTAGAGGTTCAACTGCAGTTGGCACTTCAGACCAAGAATTTGCATGGGAAGGCAATGGTTATATGAAAACAAATGGTGGTCAAAGTGCTTATGGTTCTTCAGCAAGTGCTAGTGATATTATTGGTATGTATGTTGATCTAGATAATAACAAATTATATATAGGAATTAATGGAACAATACAAAATTCAGGCACAGGTTTTTCTATTACTGATCCTGACAGTTTAACATCAGGGTTTTATTATGTAGGTGGCATATCAGATCAGTGTGGTGCTACTGCAAACGTAACTGCTGATATGAATTATGGAGATGGATTTTTTGGTACAACGGCTGTAACGTCTGCACAATCTGATGCAAATGGTCATGGTATATTCGAATACTCTCCAAATGATGGTGGTGGTTCATCTTTTGATGGTGCTGCTAAAAATTTTTACGCAATGAATACTGAAAACATGAAGGAGTTTGGATAATGGCAATAACATTTCACCCTAAAGATTATTTTAAAACATTAACATATACAGGTAATAACGCATCTTCACATGCAATAACTGGAGTTGGTTTTCAACCTGGTTGGACTTGGATCAAATCTAGAAACCATGGTGAAAGTCATAGACTATATGATATAGCAAGAGGAGTTGCTAATCAGGTAGCAGCAAACAGCTCAGGCGCTGAAACAAATGCAATCCCATTAACAAGTTTTGATAGTGATGGATTTACTATTGGTACAAGCGATGCTTCTGTAAATGGTAGTTACAACTATGTATCTTGGAACTGGAAAGGTGGTACGACATCAGGTATTGCTACAAACGGAAGTACAACAATAACGCCATCATCTTATTCTTTTGATCAAGCTAGAGGGGTATCAATACTTAAATACAATGGTAATGGAGTGGACGGTGCAAAGATAGCGCATGGTTTAGGTGCAGCTCCTGAAGTTATATGGTTGAAAACTATAACAGGTGGATCTGAATTTTGGCAATGTTATTGGAAATCAAGAGGTAATCAAGGTAGAGGATATTTAAATTCAAACAATAACTGGTCATCAGGTCAAAGTGAATGGGGTAATACAACACCTGATTCTGTAAATATAACTTTGTCAAACGATAGTCACATAAATGCCAGTGGCTACACATATGTTATATACGCATTCAGAAGTATAAATGGATTTTCTGCTTGTGGTAGAAGTTATTATGGAAATGGAAATGCAAACGGAACTTTTATATACACTGGTTTTAAACCTGGATTTTTAATTACTAAACAAACAGGATCATCAAGTGAAGATTGGACAATCAAAGATTTAAATAGATTACCATCTTTTAATAGAAACGATAGACAATTATTTACAAATAGTGCAAATCAAGAAAACACATCATCAGATTCAGGTATAGACTTATATTCTAATGGTTTTAAAATTAGATCATCTAACGGAAAAGTAAATACAAATGGAGCTGATTATGTTTGGATTGCATTTGCACAAGAAGGAATAGTAGCTCCAAACAAAGATGTAGGAACAGCTATATAATTATGAGTAGTATATTAAAAGTAGATACAATACAGGATCAAAACGGAAACCTGATCATCAGTAAAGATTCTGGTGGTGGTGGTTTTGAGGGAACGTATTTTTCTTCTTCTAGTCCAAAAACATTTACAGTAACTGTTGCAGCAAAAACTGCAGCTTCTCCATATCACAATGTTGGAAGTTCTAATGGTTACTACATTGATGGTGTTCAAACACCTATCATAGAATTAAAAGGTAATGATACAGGTAAGCCCTACTACTATAAGTTTGATCAATCAGATGCTTCAAACGATGGGCATCCATTAAGATTTTATAACAACGTATCTAAAACAACTCAGTACACAACTGGAATTACAACTTCAGGAACACCAGGAACTTCAGGGGCTCACACTACAATTGCTGTAGATAACACAACACCAAACGTTTTATATTATCAATGTTCAAATCATGCGAACATGGGTAACTTTATTAATCACAATTCTACAAAATTAAACACTGGAATCTTTTTAACTTTACCTGCAACCGATGGTACAAACGGACAAGCGTTAACTACAAACGGATCTGGTGTATTATCTTTTGCAACTGTAGAAGAAACTAAACCTACTGTGGCAGACGTATCTCAAACTATAGCGCCAGCAACAGGAGTATCATTTAATATTACAGGTTCAAATTTTACTGGAATACCAAGAGTAGAATTTATTAAAACAGATGGATCGATTACAAATGCAAACACAGTTAGTTTAACAAATTCTACAACACTTGCAGTTAACGCTACATTAGCTTTAGGTAATTACTATGTAAGAGTAGAATTAGATACTGGATTAGCTGCAAGAAGCACGAATGCAATTATTACAGCATCTACATCTCCTACTTGGACAACATCAGCAGGCACACTTGGAACGATAGCCGGTAATTTTTCAGGGACAGTAGCGACTGTTGCGGCAACTTCAGATTCTACTATAGCTTATTCAGAAACAACAAATGTATTAACAAATGCTTCAGAGGCAAATTGTACTTTAAATTCTTCTACAGGTGTGATAACAACAACTGACTTCGGTGGAGCAAGTACAACACCACAAACTTATACATTTACGTTGAGGGCCACTGACGCTGAAGGACAAACTGTAGACAGAGTATTTACATTAACAAGCTCATTTGGAGCTACAGAAGGAGCATTGTTACCATAATGGCATATTTATATAGAACTAATTCATCAGGAAGCGGAACAACAGCAACAATATCGGCATGGGTAAAATGTGTAAAAACAGACCACGATGCTGGTGTATTTCAATTTAGAACTGATGCTAGTAATCAAATAAGTTTTTATACAAATCCTATTTTAAAATTTAGAACATATATAGGTGCAAGTTACAGTAATGGTGATTTAGTAAATGATGATAGAAAATTTAGGGATTTTGCAGGTTGGTATCACCTCGTAGTTACTTTTGATACTACCAATGTCACTTCTGGAGAAAGGTTAAGACTTTATATAAATGGCGAACGTCAAACAGATTTTACGACTGAAACTTATCCAAGTAAAGATTATTCTTACACTCCGTTGGTAAGTGGACAATTTCAATTAGGTAGATACTCAACAACCGATAGACCAACTTATTTAGCTCATGTTCATTATTGTGATGGTTATGCTTATGATGCTTCAGCTTTTGGTTCTACCGACAGCGTAACTGGACAATGGAATATAAACACATCACCGAATGTTCAATATGGAACTAACGGAGTATTTTTAAAATTTGGTAACTCAGCATCTATGGGAACAGACAGTTCAGGAAATAATAATACCATGACTATAAGCGGTACTTTTTTACAAACACAAGATAATCCTAATAATAACTTTTGTACTTTAAATCCACTTACAAAAGATTCTTCAGATGCTTTAGATAATGGAAATTTACAATGGACAGCATCATCAGGTGCAGGATATTCAACTGTCCTATCAACTTTAGGATTTAATACAGGAAAATATTATGCAGAAGCAAAAATAGCAAGTGCTAGTACTTATTATCCAGTAGTAGGAATTGCTAGCTCCGAATCATCAGCATATTTTTATCAACCAGCTAGTAGAGATTATATTGGTCAATCAACTGGATCTGCTGGTTTATTTATGCATGGAGATATTCGAATTAATAACTCAGCAGGCTCACCATCACCAGCAAGTTATACTACTAATGATATTGTTGGTTTAGCAGTTGATTTAGATAGTGCAACAAAGACTTTAAAAGTTTACAAAAATGGCACACTTGACCAAACTTATACAATCACAGCACCATTAGGTTTTTATCATTTTGCTTGTAGTGGTGGTGGAACTACTTCTGATTCAGTAGAATGGAATTTTGGTAATGGCCACTTTGCAAGAACAGCAATAACTTCAGAAGGAACAAATGCTTCAGGAATAGGTAAATTTGAGTATGATGTACCAGCGGGATACACAGCTCTATCAACGAAAGGACTTAACGAATAATGCCCTATACAACTATAGATAAAGCTACAGATCATTTTAATACAAAACTTTACACAGGAACAGGTTCAACTAACGCTGTAACAGGTGTAGGTTTTCAACCTGATTTTGTTTGGATTAAAAACAGAAGTACAACAGCAAGTCACATTCTACAAGATGCTGTGCGAGGTCCTACTAAACAAGTATATTCTGATTTAACTAATGCTGAAGTAACAGGAAGTGATGGTGTATCTTCTTTTGATTCAGATGGATTTACTGTAGGCACAGGGGTCTCTTTTAATGGTAATGGAAATAATATTGTTTCTTGGAACTGGAAAGCTAATGGTCAAGGTTCTTCAAACACTGACGGAGACATAAACACTACTTATACTTCGGTTAACACAACTGCTGGTATTTCAATATCCTCATATACTGGCACTGGAAGTAACGCAACCATTGGTCATGGTTTAGGTGCTGTACCAAAATATATCTTAATTAAAAATTTAACTGATAGTGCTGATTGGATTGTTTATCACCATAAATTAGGTGCTTCAAATGTTTTTCACTTAAATACTACTGATAATGAACAAGCAGCAGCAGGTGTTTTTAATAGTTCAGATCCAACTTCTTCTATAATAAATTTAGGAACTGATAGTAAATCAAATGGTAGTGGCAAAAATTACATTTGTTATGCTTTTGCTGAAAAAACTGGTTTTAGTCACTTTAATGTTTATAGGGGTAATAATAGTACTGATGGATCATTTGTTTATACTGGTTTTAGACCTGCATTTGTTTTAGCAAAAAGAAATACAGCAGGTGCTAGTTGGTCTTTAATTGATAATAAAAGACCAAATTATAATGAAGTAGATAAATATTTACTTTCTGATACTACTGCTACCGATCAATCAACAGCAGTTGATATACTTTGTAATGGATTTAAATTAAGAACAAGTGCAGGAAATCAAAATGCAGCTTCAAGTTATTACTATGCAGCATTTGCAGAAGCACCAATCGTAGGAAGCAATAACGTTACATCAAGAGCGAGGTAATCTCGCATGTATTTCGGAACTACCCCCTTTTCCGCAGCAGCGTTCTCAGATGTAGGATTTAGTCCTAATGCGTTTGTAAGTGTTCAAGGTGTAAGATTAAATGTTACAATCGGTAATGTAGATGTAACAGCGCCTCTTGACGTAACTGTTACAGGTAATAGATTAAATTTATCTACAGGTGATCCAACAATCGTAGCTAAAGCAGTTCAAGTATTAACAGGTTCTGGTTTAGAATTAGCAAACGGAACAGCCGAAGGTAGAGCACCAAGAGATGTACCGGTTACTGGTAATAGAGTAAACGTTTCTAACAATAGTGTAACAACAACGGCAGGCGCAGTAGCTACACCATCAGGTAATGGTTTAGAAGTAGCCATTGGAAATGTAACTGTAATAGGTAAAGCTAGTGTAACTTTATCTGGAAATAGATTAAATATAACTATTGGTAATTCTACTACTGTTAAAGCAAATGCTACAGTTCTAGTATCTGGTAATAGAATGAATATATCTACAACTGCTTTTGGAACAGGAAACTTTAATGTGGTTGGAAAAGCAAATGTAGTTACAACAGGCAATAGATTAAATGTTGCTAATAATACTGTAGAGTTTAGAATATGGACTCAAGTAGACCCTAACGCTAACCAGAATTGGATTAATATATAATGTTTTTTGGAGCAACACCTTTTGCAGCAACAACCTTTGCCGGAATAGGCTCTCAAAACGTTCAATTTGTGGTAAATGGTAATAGATTAAACGTATCTATTGGTAATGTTCAAGCAGGTATTAAGTTTCCAGCTGTGGTAACAGGCAATAGATTTAATGTTGCAACCGGTAGTGTTTCTGTGGTATCTTGGCAGAACTTGAATCCGGGAGCAGGACAAACATGGATCCCTATAGATCCGCTAAACCCGTAGGAGAATTATGGCATCGACGTATAGTAGTAATTTAAATTTAGAATTAATCACAACAGGTGAAAAAGCAGGTACCTGGGGTACCATCACAAATACAAATTTACAACAACTAGAACAAGCTGCATCTGGTTATATATCAGTTGACGTTGGTTCTGGTGATGTAGCTCTTGCAATCAGTCAGGGTGCTGTATCAAACGGTAAAAATTTATTTTTAAAATTAACAGGCACACTTGCAGCTAATAGAACTGTTACAGTTCCAGATACTTTTGAAAGAGTTTACATTGTTCAAGATGGAACAAATAGATCAAGTAGTAATTACAGTTTAACATTTAAAACAGTGTCAGGCACAGGTGTTATTTTACCACCGGCCTCAGTATCTTTAGTTTATTCTGATGGCACAAATGTAAACAAAGGTTTAATTAAAAAAGGTTATTATACAGTACCAGCAAACTACACAGCAGTTGATGGTGATCAATTATTAGTTAATACATCTGCAACGGGTGTTAACGCAGCGGTAACAATCACATTGCCTGCTTCTCCTTCCGTAGGTGATGAAGTTACAATTATAGACAGCGGTAACTTTGCTGCATCAAATAATATAACTGTTGGTCGAAATGGATCTAACATAAACGGAGCTGCTAGTGACTTAGTAATTAATACTAATAGTGCTGCTTTTACCGTAGTCTTTGCTAATACAGCAAGAGGTTGGGTCTATAAGACGACTAAGATATCATAGGAGCAACAATGGCTCTTAAACAAGTCAAATTTTTACCAGGCATTGACAAACAGAATACAACAGTTGGTGCAACAGCACGATGGGTTGATTCTGATAATGTTAGATTCAGATATGGTTTACCAGAAAAAGTTGGTGGTTGGTCGTCTTTGTTATCTACAACAATATCTGGTGTTGCAAGAAAAACTCATGCCTTTGTAGATCTTGATGGTAATAGATATGTTGCCATAGGAACAGATAAATCTTTATTAATTTATTTTGAAGGTCAATTGTATGATGTTACACCAATTAAAACTACATTAACATCAGCGACTATTGCTACGACTAGTGGTTCAGCTACATGTACAATTACAAAGTCAGCTCACGGTTTAGCTGTAGGTGATATTGTACAATTAGATTCTGTAACATTACCTGGTGGCACAGGTTTTAGTAATTCTGATTTCGAAGATAAAAATTTTCAAGTTATAACTGTACCATCAACAAGCACGTTTACAATCACACAATCTAGTAACGCTAGTGGAACTGTATCTACCGGTGGATCGTTGAGCGTAAAAGTATTTGAAAGAGTTGGACCAGCAGAACAATCGTATGGTTATGGTTGGGGTTTAGATTCTTGGAGCACAGGTGGATGGGGAAGCGCGGCTTCTGCATCTAGTATCACACTTGAACCTGGCCTTTGGTCATTAGATAACTTTGGTGAGGTATTAATTGCAACTATTGCAAATGGTAAAACATTTACATGGAATGCTGGTGCTGCAAGTGCATTTGCGACTAGAGCTTCTACAACTACAACAAATTTTGCAACAGGTGCAAATCCTACATCTACAAGAGTAACTTTAATATCACCAACAACAAGACACTTAATTCACCTTGGAACTGAAACAACGATAGGTAATAGTGCAACAAGAGATAATATGTTTATTAGATTCTCTGATGCAGAAGATATAAATTCTTATGGCACATCTGCAACGAACACAGCGGGTACACAAAGATTACAAGATGGCACAAAAATTATCGGTGCATTAAAAGCAAAAGAAACAATTCTAGTCTGGACTGACAATGCTTTGTATACCATGAAGTTTGTAGGTGCTCCTTTTACATTTGGTTTTGAACAAGTTGGTACAAACTGTGGTTTGATAGGTAAGAATGCTGCAGTTGAAATCGATGGTATAGCTTATTGGATGAGTCCAAACGGATTCTTTCTATTTGATGGTACTGTTAAAACACTAGCTTGTTCTGTAGAAGATCACGTTTATGAAAATATAAATGTAACAAAAGGTCAACAAGTTGCAGCAGGACTTAATAATTTATTTACAGAAGTTGTTTGGTACTACCCATCGTCAAATGCAGACTTCAATGATAAGTATGTAGTTTATAACTATGGCGAAAGCTCAAGAGAAAATACTGTTTGGTATACAGGCACAGAAACTAGAACAACGTGGATCGATGCTTCTGTGTATCCAAAACCAATAGCCACAAAATTTGTATCAGGTAGCGCAGGTGCTTTCCCTGCGATTGTAGGTCAAACAGGATTAGGACAAACAACATTATTTGAACATGAGGTTGGCACAGATCAAGCCAATGCAGATGGTAGCACAACAACGGTGCCTTCTTTTATACAATCATTTGATTTTGATATAAAAACAGGAGAGACAGATGGAGAGTTTTTCTTATCTATGAAAAGATTTATACCTGATTTTAAAACATTACAAGGAAATGCAAAATTAACCATGTCAGTAAAAAGATTTCCTGCACAATCAAGCAGTTCAACAGCTTTAAGTCCCTTTACAATTACATCAAATAGTTTAAAATTTGACACGCGAGCTAGAGGAAGATATGCAAATATTAAAATAGAAAACGATGCCTCTAGTGAATCGTGGCGTTTTGGAACAATTAATTTAGATTTAAGACCGGACGGAAGAAGATAATGGCAATAACAAGATCACAGATAGCAAGACAATTATTAGCTGGTGGTGGATTATCATTAGAAGATGCAAAGATGATGGCACCTAGAGGAGAATTTCTTGCATATATAAATCCAAGAGAAGCAGACATGTTAAGAGCCGCTGGTGGTTCTGGTATCATGACACCTATGGGTATTCCAAGTTTTTTTGATGATACTTCTTATGGTGAAGATATGGGTGCAGCTTATTCCTCTTCTCCTAGCGGAGGAGGAACTGGTCCAAGCGGTGGGGATGATGGATATGGCGGAGGTGATGAATTTGCAAGGCCAACTTATGCCCAACAGTTAACAAATATACAAACTCAAAGAGATGATGATTTTGAAAGCGATTTAGCTTTAGCTACAAGAACAGGACGTCGTGGTATAATTGATTACATATCTGATAATCCAGTAACTAATTATATACGTGATAATAAAAAAGGAATCTTATCAACCATACTTGGAACGGCTTTACTAGGCCCAACTTATCCTATGTTAAGTCTTGGTATAGCAGGCATAGGAAAATTACGTGCTAATAAGTTAACTGATGATATTGATGATACTGGTGATGGTGGTGGTATTAAAGATAAATTTAAAGACACTTTAGATAGATTTAAAGAATTAGGTGATCCTAATAAATACTTAGCTTTTAATCCTAATAGTTTACTCGATAGAACCATTAAAAACACTTATAACATATATAAAGAAACAGGTATTGGTGAAGGCAAATTAAAAGGCTTAATGGAAAAAGATATTGAACAAAATAAAAAGAAAGGAACACCACTTTCTTTACCACCGGAAGCATACACTTTAGTAGGATAATGGCAAAAATAAATATAAAATTACCAGAACCAAAACAAGACTATGACTTCTCTAACCAGAAACAGATCAACAGAGCGTTAACCACGATTACAGAACAACTAAATTCTACATTCTTAGATGAAGTAAAACAGGAACAAGAAAGATTTTCTTTCTTCATTAACTAATGGCTAATATATATCAAAACGCAAAAGTGGATTTAACAACTAATGGCATAACTACAGTTGTTACTGCTCCATCTACGTCTAGACTTATACTTAAATCTATTATCGTGAGTGAAGACTCGGGGAACGCGGATAGTATAACTTTAACAATTACAGATGCAGCGGGAGCTGTGTTTAGTTTATTTAAGACAAAAACAGTATCAGCAAACGCAACATTAGAACTGTTAGAGCAGCCCTTGATATTACAAGAAAGTGAAATATTAAAGGCCACTGCAGCTACTGGAAACAGGTTGCATGTTGTGGTATCAATGCTAGAAATCAATAGGAGTTAAAATGTTTATAGAAAAAGGTGGTATAGAATACGTAACAATAGATGGCAAACAGGTCCCTATTGTTAAATGTG